ATCATAGGCATCCTTATAAGCTCGTTTTGCCATCTCAAGTTGCAAGTTAGCGGTTGTCTGAATAGAAGTGACGTATTCTTGCTCGCCATTAGCTATCAGTTTCTTCATACGTGCGTTTTCTGATAATGCTCGCTTAGCTAATTCTACTGCTTCCTGTTGTTCACGGTATGCAGCTTCTTTCTCACGGCGTTCATCATGCCAGACCTTGCGCATCTGTTTAAACTTCTGCTTAGTCGCTTCGTCATACTTATCTAAATCATCTTTTTCTAAATCATCTACGATTTCTTTTGGCATAGGCGCACGATTGCGGTCTGCTTCAGGGGTATCGTCTTCAATCTCAATATCGATTTCAAGCTCTGCGTTCGGTTTAGTTTCGATTTCGTCAGGGAATTGAAAATCATCTTTGTCAAATTCAGCCATTTTCATCTCCTATTTGCGGCGAATGCCACGAGGGTCAGCAACTACTGCCTCGATGGTATCATCATTGATTATACGGAATTCACGACCATGAATAACCAAGCGGCTACCTGCGTGTGGGCGAATTAATACGAAATCACCTTTTTTGCACCAAGGTCCAGAGGTAAAGCGTTTTTCATCTTTGTAGCAGTCTGGTCCCAACTCAACTACAAATAGTACTGTAGTAAGCGATTCCTCGTTGCGCATCGTTTCATCTGCTTTAACTAAGCCATTATCAAATTCCTTTTCCGATTCTGGAATTGCACAAAGAATGTGGTATCCAGTTGGTTTAGGAAGCTGAGTAGCTTTCTCTTCGTCTGTTGCTTGTGGTTTGTAACTACCTACTATCTGTGGATTTTTGGGGTTTGTAGCCAAAAGTATCTCACTCATCAGAACTCTCCAATCGTTGTTTAAGGTCTAGTGCGTAACCCCTAGCAATGAGCAGACCCTTAATCTCACCGCAGGTTTTCTTATATTCCTCGAAGGTATCTGCCCTTCCGGAACTTACAGCTTCTTGTAGCTGTTGAACTTTATCGTCTATCTGATTTACGATTACGTCTGTTACATCCATGTCTATTCACCTTTTGTCGGCTGTTGTTGCTGATTGGCTAATATATCTAATAGTCGTTGGTCTTGTTGATGGTTATGAACACCTTGTTGCTGTCCTTTTTGGTGGTCATGCGCACCTTGTTGCTGACCAGCTTGATGGCTTTGATTAGACAAATGCTTAAGAACGTCTACCCCAGCAGATATCATTTGTTGTTTCTTAGTAGCTTCAATTTGCGCAGCTGCTTTTATCATGTCGTTCTTTTGCTGACCATCACTGGTTTTGCTTTGTGATTGAATACGTGCGGCTTCTAACTGCAAGCGTTGTTGCGCTATTTGGTTATCTGCTTGGTCCTTAGCTACCTTACGTTGTTGGTCTTGTTGTTTCAGCTGTTGGTCTTGTTGTTGCATTTGAACCATTGGGTCTTGTGCCGCTTGTTGCGCTTGCTTTTGAGCTGCTTGAGCTTGATTACTTTGTAATAGTTGTTGTGCCGCTTGAGCAAGCATTGGAGCTAACTGCGCTTCTACTTGTGGGTCCATCTCAGCGTCTTCACCCATCGCATCTTTTTGTGCTGGTAATGCCATACCTAATTGTTTTTCAATCTCTACACGGTATGCGAAGCCTAAGTGCTCGTTGACATGCGCCATCATTGCACTTTGTAATTGCGGTGCTTGTGGATTACCTTGTAGTAACGCCATAATCTTAGGGTCTTGCATTGCAGACATATGCACGGTGATATGTGCTTCATGGTCTTGGTAGCTAAACGCTTTAACTGGCTTCATCATCAGGATATTTTGGTTTTCTGATACTGGGTCAATTGGTTTCTGGTCTTCAGCCATCGGTACTAGCTTGTTTGCTTCCTTAATACCTAACACATCTAACATCTGACGATGTAATAATGGCATGTTGTATATTTGAGGGGATTGGGTAGCTAACTGCATAACTGCTTGATATTGCACGATTTTCTGTGCCATTGTTGATGCATTAGGGTCTGAAACAGGGATAATTGTAACTAAAGCGTAGTCTGATTTCTTAGCTCTGCGGTCACCTTCTTCTGGGTCATAGCTATATTCTTCTGGTGTATAGGCAGCGATAATGTTCTTCAATAAGCCTAACTCTTGCTTCATTGAGTAGTGAACTCGCGCTTGTATTGCCGACATAACCTTCAGAGTACGCTCTAGGATTGCCAGCGTGGTACCTACGGGGCTGTTTGCTGACATGTCGGACATTTGTAGGTCCGCAGTATTTGCGAAGCGCCTGCCCTCTTCTACGATGTTTTGGAGCAATGTCATCAGCACTTGTGACGGTTCTTTGTACGGCAACGGCATAATGTTGTCTTTTAGTGTGCCTGATGGCACATCGGCATCGCGGAACTCGCCCGGTGCTATCGGTGTGTCATCGCCCTTAACTCTAAGACCGCGCGTTTTAAAGCCGCCGGGGAGATTGGACAACGTTCCAGCATCCACCAACTGACGGATGAGAGAAGTGCCAGACTTAGCAAAAGCGCCAACCAAATGAATAAGACCGAAGTAGTAAAAACCAAAACCGGGAACGTAACCATAATGTACGAAATGCTGACGTTTTTGTTTGGTTTCATCTTCAGGGTCCCAGTTACGACGAACAGAAAGTACTTTCGCGCTGCCTTTTTCCATTGTAATTACATATGGAAGTGCAATGCCTGTAGGCTCACCATTCTCATCTAAGTCTTCATAACCAATCAAGTCTAGCTCTACATGCATCTCTAGCAACTTGTAGCGGTCATCTGATGATGCGCGAAAGCCCATCTTCTCAGCGATTTTCTTTTCTACTTCATCTAATGTATTTGCTGGCTCACCTAAATCAATATCGCGGTAGAAGCCTGATACTTGTAAGCGTAGTAATTCATTCTCAGTCTTGCGCATTACATGTGTAATACGTTCTGCTGAGTCAATGTTAGAAGCACCATAGGGAACTACGATGTCCTCTGCTGGAATAAATATAGATACTTGGCGGTTTAAATGCGGGTCAAAGTACACTTTCTTGAACGCATTACCTGATAAACCTAGGCCCCAAAGCATACGCTCATGCTCAGGACGATATTCCTTCATCACATCAGTCAATTGGTAATTCATATCTTCTGATACGCGAACTGCTGCTTCTTTCTTCTCTTGTGTTTCTTTACCAATAATCTGTGTCTTTACTGGCCCTGCTGCAGGAAATGTAGACATCATTGTTTCTGCTTGGAACTTAACTAGCGCTTCACTCAATAGTGGGTGGTACACACCACATGCGCCTTCCCAAGGCTCTGAACGCTCTTCAATGTTCATACCTAACAGCTCAAGACCATCTACATAGGTGGTCATCCAATCTTTACGTGAGCTACAGTCTTCTTCAAAGTCCGCGATTAATGTATGGGCAATTGATTGTAACTCGCTATCGTCAATATACTCAGCAAGGTTGTCGTTAAACTCGTCATCAGCATTGTCTGCTGAAGGTTCCAAGTCAATCTCTAGTCCGTCCATGCCAATATGCACAGCGTCTGGATTATCGATTTCGACTTCCACCCCATCAGTAGTCTGCTGGTCTTCGGTCATCCCTAATGGGGCTTGGTATAAGCTTTTGTCAATTGCCATATTTATCTCTTTTTAAGTGTCGCTGAGTTAGTCTTTGGGTCATACGAATAGGCAGATTTTGCTTTGCCCGATTTAGTTGTAGCTCTATCTATCGCACGTTCTTGTGCGGTCATAGCGTTGCGCTTCTCACCTGCTGCGGTAAACGTCTTACCATCTGCCATTAACTGCCCACGGTCTTGTAGTAGTTTAATAGCTGTATCCCTATCGCCAACCTGCGCTGATAGTCTGTCAATAAGTTGACCCTTACCCATGAATTTTTGAGTTGTCATTAGTAGTACGCCGCCTTCTTTTTATATCGGTATAATACATCATCATCGCGTTCGTCACTAGGTAGTTTTATAAACCCGCCTTTTCTGAACCGTATGAGTGCTTGTGATACTGAGTCGACCATATCATCGTGTGTCCCTACTGGAAACTCAGCACATTCAGTGATTACTTCCTGTGCCCATCGCCTATCTGTAGGTGCCCACACCATTCCAGACGCAAATAAATCCGTTATGGAGTTGACTCTTGATATCTTATCATTACCTCTTGATGGTGTAAACTCTGCAACTGGCATTCCCATCGACCTTAACTCTTGATAAAGTGCTGCACCTGATGATTTTTTCTCCACAATGAAGGTATCAGGCTCCCATTCTTTGTACTCGGCTATCATTCTACGCTTAAGTTCTGGGAATTCCATGCGTTCTTTCCACGCATTAAGTAAAATGATATTGTTCTGATTGGTATTTTCGTTAAAAAATATTCCCCAGTGGGTAATAGCGTTATAATCCGCCCTATTATGGGCTTCTTGAGCTGCATCGAGCGACATAATCGTGTATTCGCAGTGGGGCGGGTCCTCTTTGTCCCAATGTTTCCACCATTCTTTCTTAATAAGCTGCGCCCCTTCAGCAGTTGGGTTCTGGAGATACTGACTTGTCCAGTATCTTGTATCCATACCAGCACGTTTCTTCTTAAGTTCTTCGAGAGGCCAGAATTCTGGCCAAAGTGAGCGTTCATTTGGTGTATTCTCATCTAAAATGGCTGGAAATTCTACAACTTCCCATTGGTCAGCGTCAGGATTCTTAATCATATGGTTAGTTAGCTGACCTGTTAGGTCTAACATACTCCATCTTGTCATTACTACGATGATTACCCCGTTAGGCATCAACCGTTGTAACGGTCCAGACTGAAACCACTCCCATGCTGGGAGGAATGTCGCTGGATTACCTGTTTTTGCCTCCTGCTCTGAGTGCGGGTCATCAATTACGAACACATCTGCACCCCGACCAGCCAACGCACCGCCCACACCAGCCGCATAATACTGTCCGCCAGCAGTTGTGTTCCATTGCCCGGCTGCTTTCGCATCTTGATTGAGCGAAACTTCAGGAAAAACCTCTTTGTACTCATCAGAATTAACTAAATCTCGCACTCGACGACCAAAGTTGATTGACAAATCCGCAGTATGGGTTGCCATAATGATTTTTTTATCGGGGTGATGCCCTAAAAACCAAGCTGGAAATAAATATGATACCAATTCGGACTTACCCATACGCGGCGCAATGTTTACAATGATGCGTTTTTTATCACCGTTGATAGCTTCTTCTAATAATTTAGCTAATCGTTTGTGGTGAGCGCCTACCATGTAGTTCGGATATACCGCATGTATAAATTCTAGCAGTCCGCCCTGTGCTGTGTTCCGTTTCTTCCTTGCATCTATCTCATCTACCAGTGCTAACAGCTCTATGCGTTCGCGTTCAGGCATTTTGCTTATGTTAGCCATGACTTGCTGCTGCTGATGTGGCGGCAGGTTCTTAATCTTAGCTTTTAGCGCTTCCATCATGGTGCGTCTAGTATATCGGTAAGGTTTATGGCGGGTAGTACTGGTAATGGTACTGTTTCTCGTACTGTTAATGGTACGATTGGGGTTTTTGCTAGTGTCTGGGTCGGTTTCGGTGCAGGTGTATCGTCGACAAGTTCGCCTTCAATGAGTAATCCTAACTTCTGCATGAGTGAAGACTGTAATTCTTCTTCTGATT